GGAAGATTTACACGACAAGAGTTTATAGATGGTACTTATACCATGAGTTGGGATAAGAACCGTTGGGAGAAACTACGAAGGTTAGGTTGGATAGAAACCTGGAGACACAGAAACAGAACAACAATAAAGTACTCAGTATTTAAAACGTCATTCAAATGTTCTCAGTTAATATCTAGAATATACAGAGTGTTGTTAGGTGAAGAAGATTTACCAGTATCAGAGAGAAGTACTTTTTATAATAATAAAACATATACTGATAAGGTTTTTAATAAATCTATAGATGATATGATTAAAGATAAAGAAAGATAATATGACGTTTAAATTAGGTGGAAAATCAGGAGTATCAATGGGTAAGGGACAGTTAAAATCTAGTCTATCTTTTAAACAAGAGGACGCGTCAGTACCTGGAACACCAGTGTTAAGAAAAAGTTTAGAAAAAGGAGTATTGGGTGAAGCAAACGAAGACGGATCAATATTTATAAATGATAAAGTACAACCCGGGAGTGAACAAGAAAAAGAAATACTTTTACACGAGATGGTGCATATGACAGATATGAAAACCGGAAAACTAGGATATACTGATGATAGTGTTACTTATATGGGAGAGACTTTTCCTAGACAAAAAGGCCATATATTTTACAACGAACAATGGATGCCAGAAGGTAGTAAAGCGTTTCCTTGGGAACGAATGCCTTGGGAATAAAAATAAAAAATAATAATTATGAGATATACAATGAGTGGGTCTCCACATAAACTAGGGACGATAGAGGGAACATCAGCTTTTAAACAAGTAACAAAAAAAGGCAAAATTAAGAGAGCTAAGAGATTAGTAAGAAACAATGTTGAAAATACTGTTTCTGATTCTCCTAACTATGATGAATCAAAATTTGATAAGTCAGAAAAGAAAATTATTAAAGCAGTTAAGTTATTAGAGAAAGCAGGTTTTTCAAAAGAAGAAATAGAACAAATGACAGGAGCCGGTGGTTATAAGGCCGCTATGGATTGGGCGACTAAAAAAGATTAACTATGAGTATATTAGGAACAATATTTTCAGGTGGAGCTAAAGATCTTGTAGAAGGTGTAGGTGGAGTTATAGACGACTTACATACATCGAAAGAAGAGAAATTAGCTGCTAAATTAAAAATGAAAGAATTAATCTCCAATCACGAAGTGGAGATGGAGAAACAAATAACTGACCGTTGGAAAGCAGATATGCAATCCGATTCTTGGTTAGCAAAAAATATAAGACCCATGACTTTAGCTTTTCTAGTTGTAAGTACCGTATTAATGATATTCATTGATGGCGGTATGATTAACTTCACAGTTGAAACTAAATGGACAGACTTATTACAAATAGTATTAATAACCGTGATCGGTGCCTACTTCGGTGGACGATCACTAGAAAAAGTAAAAAAATAAAATTATGATAAAAGGAGGATATCACTTGGCTAAAGTAAGGCCAACAATAGATGTATTACCTAATCAAGCTTTCGACGCTGGAGATGTGCTATTTGATTGGTATGCTTTTGAAATACCTAGAGGCGCTTGTAAATTATCAACGCTAAACGTAATCATGCCAGGTACAGATACCGCGGCAGCAGCTGGGATAGATATGGAACTATTTTTTGCAACAAGCGTAAATGGCGTAGCGCCAACTTCGCTAGGAGATCCTAATGATGCGATAACAGTAGTACCAGCAACTGCTTGTAAAAATCATATAATAGGACATAAGTACTTAGATGCAGATGTAATGGAAAATTCAGATGAATTAGTATCTTATAATATATGGACTAATACACTTGGGAATGCTACTGCAACTACCGACGCAGCAATGGTTGACATGGTATTAGAAGGAGATCCAACTTACGCTGGAGCAACTGCGGGATATCAAACCATATGGGTTGCTGCTTTAACAGTAGGAACTCCAAATCATGGTACAGGTGTTCTTCTTGATGGCGCTGTTACTAGTTCCGGAGCTCAAACACTTGACGTATCAGAAGATCAAGAAGCTAATCACGTGTTTGCGATAGGTGACGAGCTTTTAGCTTGTGCTGCAAATGGTAGTAGTGTTCAAAAAATTGGGACAATAACATCTTTGACAGATGATACAGTTACAATTGATGCAAAAGATATATTTGGAACAACTGTATGGTCTTCAGGTAATTTAGCAGACGATGACGAAATATGCTTTAGAAGACCGTTTACTTTCCATTTAGGATTCGAATATTAAAAACAAATTAAATTAACTTAAATTAAATAAAATGGCAAAGAACACAACAAAAAAAATCAAGGAATTGAAGGCTGAAAAACCTTCTAAAATTACAAATGAAGAATTAAATCAAGTACAATCAGTAATAAACGACATGAATAGGGCACAACTAGAAATAGGTTCTATGGAAACTAAGAAACATAGTTTGTTACATCATATATCTATGCTGCAAGAAAAGTTAAGTGAAATGCAAATTAACTTCGAAAAGACTTATGGTACAGCTGATATTAATATCCAAGATGGTACTATAAATCATCCAAAAGAAGATGTCAAAACTGATTAGAAAAATTACTGTAGGTAAAGATTATAAAAACGACGCTATGCATTACGCTGTTGGTCAAGAAGTATATGGTGGACATACAATATCTGATATATTAGAGGAAAAAGATAAATACTCTATATATATTAAAAAGAATAAAGATGTATTACCGTGGAAAGACTTCAATAAAAACATGGCAATATCTATAGAATATAACTTAGAATATTAATGAAAGCACCTTTTGACTTTGTAATAGAACCAAAGGGAAGCAGATATAACAATACTACTAAAGTCGGATCTTCTGAGTTAATACTCAATACGGAGGTTTATAATCACCAATTTGTAAATAGACAAGCTATTGTTAAATCTGTTCCCACTGCTTTTGAAACAGAAATTAAACCAGGGGATACTATTATAACGCATCACAATGTTTTTAGAAGATGGCATAACGTTAAAGGTAAAGAAAAAAATAGTAGAAGTTACTTTGATGAAAATACTTATCTTATAAAAGAAGATCAAATATTTTTGTATAAAAGAAACGGAAAATGGAAGGTTCCGGAAGGATATTGCTTCGTACAACCTATAAAGGATAGGACATGTTTAGGAACTGACAAAGAAGAATCATGCATAGGTATAGTTAGGTATACTGATAGTTCCTATAAAGAAGGAGATTTAGTGGGATTTACTCCATTTTCAACATATGAGTTTGTCGTTGATGGGAAAAGACTATATAGAGTTATGACACAATTTATTACAATTAAATATGAATACGAAGGAAACGAAGAAGAATATAATCCAAGCTGGGCAGAAAGCAGTTGAAGAACTGATAAAAGTTGCGAAGGAACCGATTGTAGATTCAGACGACGATATATCAGCAGATAGACTAAAGAATGCTGCGGCTACTAAAAAACTAGCAATATTTGACGCATTCGAAATACTTACAAGAATACAAGAGGAAGAAAATTTACTTGAGGGCAAGGCACCTGAAGAGAGAAAGGAAAAAGTCTTTAAAGGATTCGCAGAAGGTAGATCTAAGTAATGTACAAGCAAAGTTTAGTTAATACGGTTGAACCGATAAAAAGAACCACTATTACTAGAATGAACAGAGGTAAGAAGTGGAAATACGGTTATAATAAAGAACACGACCTAATTGTATTATCACATGATGGAGTTATAGGAGAGATCATAGAGATACAAAATTTAATTATAGCGCTACCTAAGCCACCTAAAGAAGTATACAAGCACCAAAAGAACAAATGGGTGAAACAAGAGTATCCCAAGGAGTTACAGAGGATTAAGAATATATTCGATTGGAGGAGTTATCCGGAAGACAATAAAGAAAAATGGTACGATTATATAGACGAAGAATTCAAACGAAGAGACGAGGGTTTTTGGTTCGTAAACAATGGTAAACCAACCTGGATAACTGGTACGCACTATATGTACTTACAATGGAGTAAAATTGACGTGGGTGCTCCAGATTATAGAGAAGCAAATAGATTATTCTATATATTTTGGGAAGCATGCAAGGCAGATAAAAGATGTTACGGAATATGTTACTTGAAAAACAGACGTTCGGGATTTTCTTTTATGTCGTCAGCAGAAGCTGTTAATCTAGCGACTTTAACAGGTGACGCTAGATATGGT